CAACGGGTGTTGGGACGACCTTGCATCGATGCAAGTGCGTCCGGAGCATTACCTTGATTCTCATCGGTATTGGGCTGACGCCCAAGCCGTCGGAATTCTTCGGAAATGCCAGGATCTTCCAACTACCGGTGACCGAAAGGCTGTCGCATTGGAGAATTTCTGGATATCTGAGAAGGCTTGCTCTAGAACCAATGACAGGCTACTTGCTTTCCTATATCCGCTTGACGCGGATCAAGATAGCGGCATCCGTGGATTCATTTCACGGACGCAGAAAATAGTAGCTGATCTACTCGGCCCTTGTCCTTACAACGTAAGGGGGAGGTTCGGGCCTGGTTCGACATTTGGCGACAGGGGACAGTTAACAACCGTTCCAGATAAGATGTCATCGGAACCCACTCTGACACACGGTGCGACCAGTCACATGCTCTTGCAATGGACTGAGACCGCGTGGGCGAAAGCCTGCGTTACCCGTGATAAAGATCCGGAGTTTGTCAAAGGAAATCGATTCACATCGGTTCCTAAAGACTGTGTGAAGGATCGCGGCATCGCCGTCGAACCTTCCATCAACCTCTTCTTTCAACTAGCCTATGGCCAAGTAATGAAGAAACGGTTGCTCCGCGCAGGATTGGACCTGCGTAACGCGCAAACTATTCACAAGCGGGTTGCTTGTGAGGCCTCTATCCGGGGCCATTTTGCGACTATCGATCTGAGTAATGCTAGCGATACCGTATGCAAGAATCTTGTCAAACTCTTGCTTCCCCCGCGTTGGTTCGAGGCTTTATCAGCCTTGAGATCAACACATACCCTCGTCGAAGGACGATGGGTGCAGCTAGAGAAATTTAGCAGCATGGGGAACGGTTACACCTTCGAGTTGGAGACCACTCTGTTTGCAGCCATATGTATGGCTGTGATGCAGAGCCTCCACGTTAACCCGGTGCCGGGCTCTAACGTGTACGTCTTCGGGGATGACATCATTGTCCCTACGGCGTGCGCCGAGAGTGTCCTTACTGTCCTGCGATTCCTTGGATTTACGCCAAATGCAAAGAAAACCTTTGTTGCTGGTCCTTTCAGGGAGAGCTGTGGTGGGGATTATTTCAACGGATTGGACGTACGTCCATTTTTCCTAGAGGAGTTCCCACGTGAACCACAGCAGTTTATCGCAATGGCTAACGGGATTCGGGGCGTGGCTGATTCAATCAGTCGCGATTCTCGTAGGTCTCGTTCTCTTAGTCGTACTTGGTTTCGCATTCTTGATGCTTTGCCAAGTAATATACGACGGTTACGCGGTCCACAAGACCTTGGTGACCTTGTCGTCCACGACTCAGAAGAACGATGGCAAACCCGTTGGCGGCACAGTATCCGATATATTGCGTGCTATCGTCCCGCTCGTTTCAGACGAGTAGGATGGCAGCATTTTGATCCATCGGTTGTGCTAGCTTCAGCTTTGTATGGTGTCGACAGCGGTCTTCCAAACAGTCATAGAACTGTAGACCGTCACCTCGACGAGAACCACTCATCATATGGCGTAACGCCCCGTGATGCAGTTCTCGGCTACAAAGTTGGATGGGTGCCCCGCTCGTAGAGCGGGGCGGTGGACCCCTGATTAGGGTCTACCTTCAATTCCTGTATCGGGAATCTTAGGTACAG